TACCTCACCGATACTGGCTGAACCGTATATCACAACGTTTTGGCAATCTTTGATATAGTGATTTTCGCCGCAATCAATTCTAATGTTGTTTTCGCCTATATGAATACGATTTTTAGCCCATTCCTTTACCGCATTTCGCATCCGTTCTTCGTCGTATCCGGCTACGTACCAGTCTGGCACGATGTCTTGATCGACATTGAATTTCCATTGATCAATCGGAGAAAACACATCACCGTTTTCTGGATACAGTTCCGCTCTGACAAACAATCGCTCCGCATTCTCTTTCGTGTCCTTAATCTTTAACTCTTCCAGCATCTTAGAATGGCTGTCATAATCCGGTATGAATACCCGATCTTTTAATATGATTGCACTTTTCAATTTACACATTTCTTGACATTCCTTTCAATTTGTGGTATTCTTTAAGTGAAATTTTTGCTTGTGCGCCGTTAACGATTGCAGTCGTTGCGGCGTTTTTTCTTTTCCGGCAATATGTACGCTATCAAACCGGACAGACCAGTTAATGCAGAAACTAACACAATGCATCCGACCATCGGTAAGATATCCCAATTGTTCAGTTCCGCATGACATGTTATTCCGGTTATCACAAAGAATCCGATCAGCGTTAACCCCTGAAACAGCGTTTTCATAGGCTTGTCCTCCTTTTGTTAATCATAAGTTCAAATAAAGATTCAGACATACTATCTATAAATCTATTTATCTGTTCTTTTAATTCGTCTTTGTTTTGCTCAATAAACTCCATTCTACATTGCTTTGGAAGAAGTTGACCATCGGAAGAACGAGAAAAATAAAGTGAAATCATTTGATTGTAAATTCCTTTAAGAATTTCTTCGTTAATTCCTTTTGATAAGTAAACCATACTAACCCATCCTTTCATTAATCGATAGTTTGTACATCAACCGGAATCCACATTTTAGGATTAAAATTCAGCGTGTATTTATAATTGCTGACATCTTTATAATTCTTTTGCTCAACGGTATATGTAACATTGTCGCTTAAACCTATAAAATGTTTTTGATAATTTCCGTTTTCGTCCTCAACTAAAACTTCAAGCTGATTGTCTGCTCTGTCTGCCGTAATTGACATCTTTCCGGTCATCTGGAAAAGTACATCTCCCTGAATACAGTTAATAACTGTCAACTGACGAACAACGTTGAAACTGTCTGCTTCTTTTGACAAGTTATATGAAACCATTTCTGATTGATTACATCCTGACAATCCAACACACATTCCAATTAACATAACTGATACGATTAATAAACTTATGATTTTTTTCATTTTTATAATTCCTTTCTATTTAAACAATTGTGTTTGATGATAATTCTTTTTTTGCTTCATTCAGCAAAAAACAAGCTTCGTCTAATGTGCAGCCTTTCCCTTTTACGCATTTAATAATATCTGCGATTATTTTATTTCCCTTTTCAGCGCAAGCAATAACTCCATTCTCTAAAATAATGTTACATTCCATCATTGCTTATTTGTCCCCCTTTCGTTTAGTTGTAATATTTTTCCAGCTATGATATGATTAGAATAAAAAAGGTTGTGGAAATATGGAAATCCCAGAATTAAATGTTTTATCATCCAATTTACGAGCTGTTTCTGCCGCTGTATCTCAATGCCACCCTGACAGTTCCGAAACTATTCAATTAAAAAAGCTTAACGATATGAATCAAAGCATTATTTCAGAATTGCAAAAATCAAATCAGCGTGTATCTTCTCTGGAAACGGATCTAAATCAGATTAAAAACAGTCATAAACATGATTTTATCAAGCAAATTTTTCTTGGTATTTTTTGTGCAATAATAGGTTCCGCTGCAACGGTAATTATCGAACGGCTAATCGGATTGTGATTATAATTAATTGACCGATTATGAATCCTAGCATTCCAATGACTAGATATTTATTTGGCATTGCATTTCAACTCCTCAACAAGTTTATGCCCATCAAGGTAAACATTAGTTTTTACTGGATCATGATTTTCCTGCCGTTCTTGTATTTCTACTACAAGGGCGGCTATTTCTTTTGGTGTTCCATCAATAACAATTGTCATATTTCTCTCATCTTCCTTTCTGATTTCAACTTTTCAATTCTTTCAGAATCAATTGCAAAATCGTCTGCGAAGTCAATAAGTACATCTTGCCAAGTGCTTACTATTTCGTTTAGTTTTTCTCTGCTGTCTTTGAGCTCCAACTCAATGTCTGAAATTCTTTTTTCCAAGCATAAAATTCTTTCTTCCAACGTTTCCATCCCTATCTCGCCTCCTGTTCTTATAACGCTAATTTTTTTAGCTTGTTGAATCTGTATTCCAAGTCATTGATGTCAATACCCCATGTTTCATAGGCGGTTTTGGTGCTGACTAATTTACTGTTGTATCTCATTTCACCATTTTCTGCCATTTTTTTAACAACTGCCTTTTTTAAGTTGCATATTGTGGTGTCGCATGACTTTGGGAACAACTCTGATATGTCTTTATTGCTGATCTGCGGTCTGGAATAATACAATTTAATTGCAAACTCAATATCTTCTATTTGCGGTACTCTTACCATCGTGATTCTCCTTTCTATGCGGTTAATGATTTGATTTTGCTCTGCTCCCATTTCAGCTTGTACCATTCCAGATGTCGCTTGCGCTGTTCATAGTCTGGCACAGCTATCAGCAATCCGGTATCGACCTTTTGCAGCAGTTCCATTAATTCTAATTGCTTGTCCGTCAAAAACGGTCGAATGCTCTCGCCTTTCGGAATGTTATGCAATTCTCTGAATTTCTTCGCCGTGTATCCTGTTATGATTTTGTTAATCAAGTCTGCTTCATTGCTGAAATGATACGGTTTCGGCTCGTCATGTGCCATTTTTACTGCTTCGGTAAGCATTGGGTAATCTTTTCGGACTGTTACTACATTGAATATCAGCTTTTCCATTTCGTTGAATCGTTTGATATATGCTTCTTTGAATTGTGCTGCTTTCTTTCCGGTGAATCCCATTGCTAAAAAAGTGAATCCGTCACGTGTCATCATTACACAAGGCTGTTTTCTGTTCCACTGGTCTGTGTAAGAGGTCGGCTGAAAATTGAGCCGACGAAATTCATCAGAGCAATCAAGTTTTTTGATATTTGCTAAAACATTCTTGTGGTCTTTTCCGAACATCTTTGCGACTATCAAACTATTTGCTCTAGCGGTATCTTTTCCGTCTGCAAATATTCCGTAGTCATTCATTGGTATTAATTCTTTCATGTTTTACTTCCTTTCTTTTTAGTTGTTGATTTTAAATCTACTTATGTAGCAAAAAAAATTTTTTCTTTTGTGCTTAGATTGGTTATTCCCAGCAATTTACATAACGCATCAACTTCTCCAGTTTTAAATTCATTAATGTTTTCAATTTTGTTTTTAAGCCCTTGATACGTTATTCCCAATTCTGATGCAACAAATTGATACTTAAGACCTTTGGATTTAATCATTTTTTTCAGAGCGTTTGTATCAGTCATTTTTTCACCACCTGTCATTAATTTTTTGTCGATTTATAATCTACAATACTAATATATCACAATGTTGATTAATTGTCAACATAATTTTTTAAAAAAAACAAAAAAAGTTGACTTTTAATCAATTATATTGTATTATGGTGCTGTAAGGAGTGACTATATATGAGTATCGGAAGTCGCATAAAGGAACGTAGAGAATTATTAAATTTATCACAAGAAGAATTAGCATTGAAATTAGGATATAAATCTCGTTCAACTATAAATAAGATAGAATCAGGGATTAATGATATTACTCAATCAAAAGTAGTTGAGTTTGCTAAGGTACTGCAAACAACTCCCGCATATTTAATGGGATGGGAAGATTTAGAACAAAAAAAGACTGATCAGAAAAATATATCTTTAAAATCTAATATATCTGCGGTATATGCCGATAACATTCACATGATACCAGTTTTTGAAAGTGTATCCGCTGGCTTTGGTGCTTACGCTTCTAGCAATATTTTAGAATACACTCCGATATATATTCCCTGCCAATACGAAGCCGAAAACACAATCTGTATTGTTGTCACCGGAGATAGTATGTATCCCAAAATTGAAAGTGGAGATATCATTCAGGTTTATAAACAAGACAGTGTAGACAGCGGAAGCATTGCTGTTGTGCTACTTGATGATGATGAAGGTCTTGTTAAAAAGGTTTATTATGGAGACGATTGGATAGAACTTCATTCTATTAACCCAATGTATCCAGTTATGAGATTTGAAAAGGAAGATGTCACTCGATTGCGTGTAGTTGGATTGGTTAGAAAAATTATTAAAAATTGTGATTAACCTGAAGGTTAAAATATAATAATGATATTAAAGGGGGATTATATTATGAGAAAATCTGTAATTACTTTACTAATTGCTATCCTATTATTAAGTATGGCTTCTTGTAAAAAGAACATTATCGTAGAAGTATCACAGGAAAGCATATCTACAACTTCATCTGATTTAAGCACAAGTATTAATCAAACGCCAACTTCGAGCGTACAAAACACTTCAGCTCAATTAAAAACAAGCTCTGAAAGGAAACCCAATTTAAGCTCAAATAGTACTGTGTCAGAATCTGAACTCAATATTGATAAAGGCTTATTTGATGTCAAAATTACGATTCCCAAGTCATTTTTAGGGGACAATGAAATTACCGAATTAACCGATGAGCAAAAATCTCAAGGTTTTAAATCTATGAAGAAAAATGATGATGGTTCAATAACATATACGATATCTAAAAATGCTCACAAATCTCTAATGGAAGAAATGAAAAAAACAACATCAGACCAATTAAAAAAGATGGCAACCGACGGGACATATATCTCAATTAAAGATGTTTCTTTTAATGATAATTTTAGTAAAATAACGTTGTTGGTTGATGAAGAAAAATTCAATAATAGTTTTGATAGCTTTGCTACGCTGGCGGTTGGAATGTCAGGAATGATGTATCAAATTTTTGACGGATCAGAAGCTAGCAAAACATCGGTAACTATTGAATTAACAAACAACATTACTCAAGAAGTATTTAGCACAGTTAAATACCCAGACGCCATAAATAAATAGCAACTTTCTGGTTTAATATATTTTCATTACGGTGAACAAAAAGTTTTAAGTATACAATAATAGAATCGTTAAAACAAAAACACCCCAGTATGACACAATGCGTACTGGGGATAGTTATATAAAGGAAGTGAAACAATGCCTATCTATAAAATGGATGGAAAGAAAGACGGTAAACAGCAATATCGTGTTAGAATCAATTATACCGACAGCAACGGAAAGCCGAAACAGATTGACCGTGTTGCTTACGGGAGCGCAGAAGCAAAAGAACTGGAACGTAAACTGAACAAAGAATTAAAAGAGCAAACTCCTACCACTTTCATGACTGTTCAGCAGCTTTTTGATGAATATATTTCCGTTAAGAAACACGAAGTCAGAGAAACTACGCTAAAACAAACCAAACGTGTGCTAAATACTCATGTTTTACCATATTTAAAAAACGTAAAGATTAATAAATTAAACAACGTAAATTTGCAAAAGTGGAAAAATGAGGTTTCCGAACAAGATTTGTCTATTCTTACTAGGCAAAACATATATGGCGAATTTAGAGCATTGTTAAACTACGCCGTAAGGATGGAATATATTCCAAAAAACTGCTTATTAAATATAGGGAATTTCAAAGAAGCATATTTTGAAATGAAACATGATAAACTTAATTATTACACTGCCGACCAGTTCAAAAAGTTTATTTCAGCTGCAAAAGAAAATACAGAAACCTTAACGGATTTGGGATATTATGTTTTCTTCAACATTGCGTTTTATACCGGAATGAGAAAAGGAGAAATCAACGCGCTGAAATGGTCAGACATAGACGGAGATATCATTCATGTGCGCAGAAGCATAGCGCAAAAAGTAAAAGGTCCCGACATCGAAACACCACCGAAAAACAAGTCATCCTATCGCGATCTACAAATGCCTGTACCGCTGATCAACATTTTAAACGAACACAAGGAACGTCAGAAGCAGACAAACGGTTTTACAGATGACTTTCGTGTGTGTGGAGGTATTCAGTGTTTGCGTGATACTAGTATTTCAAACAAAAACATTCAATTTGCAGACAAAGCAGGATTACCGCATATACGAATCCATGACTTCCGGCATTCACACGCATCTTTGCTCGCCAATGAGGGAATTAATATTCAAGAAATAGCAAGACGGCTCGGTCACTCTAAAATCGAAACAACGTGGGACACATATTCCCACCTTTATCCGAGAGAAGAAGAACGAGCCGTAAATATTTTAAATAAAATCGTGTAAAAAACGTGTAAGAAAAAAAGTAAACCGCCAAAATAGGCGGTTTTTCTTTATTTGGTGAAGATGAATGGAATTATTTTATACCTTTTATATCATATTTATATACTCACAAACACACAATAAACCTCTATTTTACGCGGTTTTCTTTAATTTCAATCATCTATCATTTATGTCAATTTTTCAAACATTTAAACTTTTCGTGTAAAAATCGTGTAAAGAAACAAGGCTAGATCGCTGAGTAAAATCGGCGGTCTTTTTTATTGTCTATAAAAATTATTTTATATTTTTTGGAATATTTGGATATCCAAACCGCATATTCTTAAACATATCATTTAATATAAGGAGGTATCCGATTATGTCAATTGTAGGAGTAGACTTAGGCTATACGTACACAAAGAACAGCAGCATGAATATTTTCCCAAGCAAATGTACAAAATCAGAGCCAATATTAGGAGGTACAAAAATAAGTATTAATGGAGATACATATTTTGTTGGTGATGGCGAGAGCACGGTGGAACTGAATAAGATAGACCATGATATAACAAAGTCATGCTTAATGTATTCGTTAACAAATTGTTTTGATGGTAGTCCTTTTGATATTGTAACCGGTCTCCCGATCAGCCAGTATAAAAATCAAAAAGATAGTTTTAAAGAAATGATTAATAAAAACAGAAGAAATCATGTTTTAATAAATGGCGTTGAAATTCCAATAACAATTAGGAACGTTGAAATATATCCTCAAGGTGCCGGCGCATTATATAGCCAATGTATATTTGATGATGCCATAATTATAGATATCGGTGGTAGAACCGTAGATATTGCCTATTTTGATATATCTGAACATAAAAGGAAGTTAGTAAAAAGCAATACGTTGTTTGATGGGATGTTAGTGCTTTATTCGAAAATTATTACACAAGTAAATAATAAGTATGAATTAACATTGCCTGCTGATTATGCGGAAAAGATATTATTTAACGGTCTAACTGTCGATGGAGAAAAACAGGACATAAGTTTTTTGAAGCCAACCATATCAGAACATGTCAATCGAATTTTTGAAGAAGTCAGATTAAATTATCCTCATACAACTACAACAATTTACTTATGTGGAGGTGGTTCTAAATTATTAAAAAACGCTTTTTCAAAGAGGTTTAAAAATATTGTATTAATGGATAATAGCCAATTTGCAAATGCAATTGGATTTAAGAAAGTAGGTGAAAGCATATGGAAAACAAACCGCTAAAATTAATGTTGACTTTTAAACAGGATGAAAAATGGCTTTATGATGAAGTATGTAATCATAGCGGAAAAGGAAATTGGATTAAAGATGTTTTAAAGGAACATTTAAAAAACCAAGGGCAAGAGAATCAATTCAATATTCAAGCGTGTAATAGTCCATTAGACGATTTATTGTAAAAAAAAAATAACCCTGTGTCCCCAACTTTAGCGAGAAAAGAACACAAGGTTATACACAAAACCACGTTACAAGAGCGTGACTTCATTTATATTATATTGCTTGTTCCTCTTGTAATGTGTCGAAACATAGGAGGAATATTATGTTTACAAATAAAAACAGTAGCCATAAAGAAGCAACATTGCTAGACACATCATTGCTTGCCGTTGCTGGCGGTGCAATTGTAACAGCTTTATACCCGCCTATTGCGTTAATCGGTGCAAGCATGGCATGGTGTGGGGCGTGTGGTATTGGTTATTATGCGTTGTCATGGAGCAAGTTTGACAGGCTGTGGAAAAATTTAAACTTATGCAAGGGAACGGCATATCCGATATTAGACAGTAAGAAGAAAACAGATATTAGTGAAATTTATACTTTTACATTGCCGTCCGGTCTTTCAATTGAAGATTTTGACAGATGCCAAACAGCTATATCGCAATATTTAGGCAGAGATATTGAAATCAAGTATACATACAAAGCTGTGCAAATAGAGGTGTTCAATCAAGCACAAAAAAGCATTTACGAATTTGAGCCAATACAATGTAAAGGTAAAGTAGAATTTCCGGTCGGATATGATCGGAGAGGAAACATTGTAAAATGTGATTTGTCATCTGGCGAGCCGCACATGCTAATTGCCGGAGAAACAGGAAGCGGAAAATCAACAGTGCTTCGTTCTATAATTGCCAATATAATTCTAACTAAAAATATAAAACTGCATTTAATAGACTTGAAACGTGGCGCCGAATTTCAGATATTTGCCAATTGCAAAAATGTGGTTGATTTTGCTCGGACAAAAACAGAAGCATATCAAACACTATCAGACATCAGCAGAGAAGTAGACCGCAGATATGATTTGCTTTTTAAGCATGATTGTGTTGATATAAAAGAATACAACCGGAAATTTGGCGGCATGGAATATGAAATGCTGATTATAGACGAATTTGCCGATCTGCAACAGAAAAAGGAAAGCATACAGCTTTTGGAAGAAATTGCAGCAAAGGCAAGAGCCTGCGGAATACATCTGATTATTTCAACGCAACGCCCTGATCATATTGTGCTAAATGGTAGAATCAAAGCTAATGTCACCACTATATTAGGCTTAAAAACAACTAACGAAGCCAACAGCCGAATTATAATTGATAAGGACGGATTGGAAACGCTTAGAGGTAAGGGACAAGGAATTTTCAAGAAAGGCTCTGAAACGCTAATACAATGCCCGTATTTAAGCGTTGAAAAAGCTAGAGAGTTATTACAGCACACTTATGTAAAACGCGATATACAGCCGTCTAGCGTGATTGTGGGTGATTTGCTATGCTGACTACTAGAGATTATGAAGTTATCGATTTTGTAAAGGAATTTAAGGTAGCTGATACTGATGTTATATCAAGTTTGTTCTTTCCCAGCTTGCAAATGTGTCAAAGAAGATTAAAGGAAATTGTAGATAACAATAAATTAAAAAGAGCAAGAGATAGTATAAACCACAAATATATTTACTATCACAAGCAACCTCAACAGATAAAGCATAGCTTAATAGTATCAAATTTCTATTGTAAGCTTAAAAATATTACAGATATTCCAAAGTTTAAAATAGAGCCTGTATATAACGATATTCGCCCAGATGCATCGTTTGTTTATTCGGACAATGGTTTCTATAAAGTTGGATTATTGGAAGTAGAATTATCAAACAAGGGATTTGATTGGAATAAATATGTACGGTTCTGCTCTCATGACAATTATAAACCTTTTATGACTGTACCACCTAATTTATTTATTATTTCTGATAAAGTTAAACCTATTGACACTAATTTTAATTATAAAATCATTGACCTTGATATGTCAAATTTGGGTATACATTAGGTGTACGTTAGGCATACATTAGATATACATTCCGACTGTATGTCCTACAAGCAATATCTCGCGTATTTATGTACATTATTTATATTTTTCTTATCCTATTCCAATTCTTCTTTTTATTTTTCATTTTTCTTCTTCACTATCTATTCTCCCCCATTAGCGCACTCTAACACACTAATGCACGTGCCGGTGTAACACACGCACACACGCTGTGCTGTATGTGGATATATATGGTAGGCATAATATCGGCATTATTGCAGATAATAATAAAGCAAGAGGAATTGAAAGGGGAATGGATATGGAAATAATTATTTTGATTGCATTGCTTGTGTTGGTTAAATTTGTAAATCCCCAAAATGCCGGAAAGAGTATTGTCAAACTAATTGAAAAACAAAATAAAAAAACCGCCAAAGGAAATTAATCCAATGGCGGTAATTTTTTATGCTTTCGTGAATGCCTGTTTGATTGCCTTAACTAAAACAGACAAAGCCTGACCGACTGTGATCTTGTCCTCGCTGATGGTACAAGTGTGCTTTTTGTATTCCTCGATTTGCGTATTCAGCGAGATAATTTTCTCTTGCTGTTCATCGCACTTGTCAGCCAATTCCTCATTGCGAATTTTGATTAATTCGTTTTCGGATATCAGTTTAGCTTTGCTTTCCTGCAACACCTTGTAATCGGCTTCTAGCGTTGTTATTTTGGCATTCAATGCTTTAATAGTGTTATTTAACGTTTCAACCTCTGACGGCTTGTTTTCGACTGGTTTTGACGGTGTGACAACCTTTGCTTTTAACCCCATAGCGTTTGCAATTCCGACAGCAATAGATTTTCCCATTTTCTGCTGTTCGGTTGCAGTATCAACCAAATACACATCGTTAGAACTGATGAATAATGTTTCTACCAAAACAGCATGGGGTTTTGTGTCACGGATGATTGCAAAATAATCTTTTCCATCACTGCGAAGCCTGGTTTTTGCTCCACGGTTGCGGATAGAAAAATCGCTTGCAATCTGTGCGGATATTTTTTCAGCCGCTTTCTGACCCAACGCCCCCTTGGATGCCTGACTATAATAAACTTCCGTTCCTGTACCGCCACCAGCATTCAGATGAATTTCAGCGAGCAAAGCATAAGTGTTATCCTTGAACTTTGCCACCCGATCGGTTAAATATGTATCACCGGCATAGTTGAATAAATCGGCTTGACATTCGTAATTCGCATTCAAATATTCCTTCGCATATTTGGCACACTCTTTCGCCAGCTTAAACTCATGAAATCCATTTGCCACTGCCCCGCTGTCATAACCGCCTGTTTTGCTTTTTCCGTGACCGACTACAATTGCAATTTTACTCATTGATATCATCCTCGTTTTCATCGTCTTGTTCTGCTTTATCGCGCAACTGTAAAAGAACGTTCTTCAATTTTTCCGGTACTGGAATTACCTCTGCGCCATTTTCAATAATTGAAATACCCTCGTTTGCTATGTAGAACATAATCACGATTTCACGTACCGGAATGCTGTCACCGATAATATCTTGCACCAAACAAGCTAATGCGACGATCAAGAAAATGAATATCTTTTTGGCAATCCCTTTGAATCCGATCTCGCTTGACAGCTTTTTCGTATAGATTGCCTTAACAACTCCGGTCAGATAGTCTAATACAACAACACTTATTAAAGCAATCATAATTCCGTCAAATCCTCCCAAGGCATTAGCAATTATGCCGCCTATTAGTCCGGCAACTACGCTAATCCAATTAAATATTTTTTCCATCTTTATGTTATCCTTTCTGTTTTAATATTTCATTCTTTTGATCTTCCGTAATCCATCCAATAGGAACAAAGCTGCTGATATCATCCTCATCAAACAAGCCTTTGCGGTAATAATCCGCTATCGTTTCAAACATCATTGTGCCGCCACCTGACCTTTCAAGATAGCAATTTCACGCATCAGCATAGCATTGATTTGTTCTTGCTCGGTAGGTTCAGGTGTGGTCGGATTTGATATCGCACTGATATATTCGTTATACGCCTGTTCCCCTGTTTGCACCATATCACCATTGTCATCATATCTAGGCGTGAATATCATGCCATCATCGGAAATATAGCAGTTGTCCCATTCGCTTTCAGGAATAAAAGCTTTTTTTAAAATCTCTGTGTTCATAATTTCATCCCCCTACTAAGCTATGATATATGGAATACAGCAAGTATAACTTCCTTTTGCCAGTATTCCAGATACACGAACGATTCCGTTAATCACACCAATTGCTCCTGTATTGCTTGCGTTTCCGCTCGGATTAACCATAGCCACCTGCCATGCATAATATCCGGTTGGTAAATTAGCGATAGTGGTATTGTTTGCAATCCCGGATGACGATGAAACTGTGATTGCCAATAAAACAAGTCCAACATTTCCGGATTTATATACAACGTTATACCAACCTTGAGATGCCGCCCCGTTTATCATCGTAAGACCAACTGGTGTGGCTTGTGTAAAATAACTTGGCGCTACATAATCCGTTCCGGCTGTAATCGGTGTCTGATAATCTGTTCCGGCTTTTGCTGTTGAAACAGTTCCGTCACCGTTAGCTTTAGTAATTCCAACCTTGCCTTGCAAACTATCAGTTGACTTGAATGATTGTTTTTGTACACCAATAATCGAATAAGCACGGCTAGATAGCTGGCATTTATTTCTATGTGGTTCTTCTGGATATTTATCAATTTCAATGATACGGTGTGTTTGTTTTTGGTTTTCTTTTCGGTTAAACAATGTTACCGTATCACCTAATTCATAAGACAATATATCCGCATATTCCATGCTGGCGCTCGCTAAATCCACGACATCGACACTATATGTAGTAGCAGGCTTGCATAATTCTGCAAGCTTGGCTGTTGCATCTGTTTTCAGCTGAGATGCGTTTGTATATCTTTCGTCTTGCCACACACCATAGATAATTTTACTGGTATAAGTATTATTAGAAACATAGTTTAATCCACTATTTACGCTTGATATACTAAGTCCGTCTTTCCCAATCGGCTCCAGCCTGGTAATTAAATTATTTGTGTCGCTGTCAATATCAAGCTTTTTTAAGTTTAGTTCTTCAATAAAATAACATCCCTTATCTTCCCCTAGCTGATTTACCACATTAATAATTTTGTTTATGGTGTCGAATTTTGCTTCACATCCAAAATATGCAATAAACGATTTTAATTCATCTAAATTAGATTGATAATCGCCTTCAACATATTTTGCAGTAGTTTCAACCGTGGAATGCGTCCATCCGGTGCCTGTGCCTATACAAGCATAATAAACCAGTGTGCTTAACGTGTATGTGCCAATTGTATTTTTATATATATTTCTAAAATCATCTAAATCCAACTGACATACATAATCATACCAATCACCGGCACTGTGTTTTTCTTTGATAACATATCGGTTTTTTTCATTTTGAACGTAATATTCAAGCTTGATATTAGTGTTTTGTGCATCCTCAATCGGCAAGCTGAAATATAACGTTTCGTTTCCGTCAAGCGTTTCAACAATGTGATAGTCCTTTACATTTGTAAGCATTGATATAACAGTGCGACTAGAATCCATTAATTTTATCATTATAACCACCTCGGCTTCCAAGTTATTGAACATGTAAATCCATTATTAGTTGTTATAGATTCACTTGTTACTATTTTAAACTTTGTAATCCCACTTTGCAGATGAGGAAATTCCATAACGGGAAGTTCATCCAACGAATACAAATTTGGTAGTCCAGTTATCGGATTGTATCCAGATACTCTGGTGCGATATCCGCTAATATTTAATCGACTAATTTCGTTATTACCGCCAATCCTAAATGTTACATCTTCGCTATTAATTACGATTTCTTTGCCAATATCTTCACTGGTTAAATCAATACTATAACACTGCTGATCAAACACATTGCTGTTTAAATAATACGGAAAAAAGTTAAATATTATTGATTTACCTGCAAATGCGCTGCCTGTTGGTTTGAATCTAATTATTGCCGGTGTCGTGGCTGTGCCTTGATTATTAATATCATACAATATGTTTAACGCAGTTGGGGATGTACTTGTCTGTGCAGAATACTGTGTGCATATAAAGCTGAATTCTACTTCTTTAATAACTTTTCTAAATTGCGTATTTACGTTATCACCGATTAAAATGCAATCAAAATAAAAGCTGCTGTTATTTGGCTTCAAAGTACAAATATTCATATCTCTTTTTAGTCTGGAATACACTTGATAATTTGCATCAACAGAATTTCCGTTTATTGCAATTCTGACCGATATTTGCTTGCCATTGTTTGTTTCAGAAACAAATACTGGCATATTCCCATTTGGAGGTATGAAATAATTATTGGTTATATTTGTACTGTTGTTTTTTATACCCAGCAGCCTTGCACCATAAGTTGATATGTCTACTCCATTAACAAGCATTAAAATGCACCTCCCAAAGCGGTATACTGACGTTTTGAAACATAAGGAGTAATTACAGAAGCAAAAGAACGACCGTCAATATTTATGACATTATAAATCTCTCCGTTAGCTGTAAATTGTCCGCTAGGAGATAATGACGGATTATTAAATCCTGCATTTATTGTGGTGTCAAAGTTTGTCGGAATAGCTTTTGTCATATCCTGTGTTACCTTGTCCATTTCATCGGTAAAACCTAATCCTATACCGTCAGCCAAATATTTACCAACTTGATCGCGAAATAGCCTTGATGGAGATTTAATACCAAAGAAAGATTTAAACGTGCCTAAAATTGTATTTCCAATGCTTTTAATAGCACTGCCAATATTCTTTACCGCATTTTTTAATCCGTCTATAACTCCATCTAAAATGTTTTTTCCAATGGATGCCCAATCCGTCTTTTTAAATGTGTCTACCAACGAAGTAAATATTTTTGGTACAATGGCTAACAATTTAGGAATAGCGTTGATCAATGCATTAACAACTTTTATTACAATTATTGGGAGTTTTTCTATCAAAATCGGTATTGCATTAATTATTCCATCTGCCAATGCTATAATTATTTCAATGGCTGCATCCAAAAGCTTGTCAATGTTATTTACCAAGGTTTCAACTATATATAAAACTACTTCAACAAGCTTCGGTATCATTGTCGGTAATGCTTGCACAAGTCCCTCTGCAAGTGACATTATTAAAACGAGCGCACAATCCAGCAATAATGGAATTGCCTCAATTAAAGTGTCAGCTATGGTTAATAATGCCTGCACGGCTACTGGGATTAATTCCGGTAAAAGTTTTAAAATTGTATCAAGTAACCGCTTAAATAAATCTGTTGCTGTTGATAGTAACGATGGCAACATGTTCCCGATTTCCTTTAATACTCCATCAAGTACAGCGGGTAATGCTGAAATTATATTTTGTACGATTGGGGTAATATTTTTGGCGACATTTTGAAATGATTCCATAACATTCCCTATCAACATATCAATATTTGCATTTGAATCACCGAGCCCGGTAATTAAGTTTCCAATTGCAGATTTCATGCTTGAAATTGAGCCTCCGATTGTGTCAGATGCTTCTTTGGCCGTTGTCCCTGTTATTCCCATTTCGGTTTGTACTACATGGATTGCAGAATACACATCATTTAAACTTGAAATATCATATTTTTGCCCGGATAGTTTTTCTGCATCTGCGAGCAAGCGTTCCATTTCTGTTTTTGTTCCGCCATATCCGAGCTTGAGGTTGTCGAGCATTGTATAATTTTGCTTTGCAAATCCTTGATAAGCATTTTGGATTGAATCTAAGCTAGTTCCCATCTTGTTAGCGTTGTCAGACATATCGGTGAGGGCTATGTCTGCCGCATCTGCCGCCTTTGATGTATCACCGCCAAGAGACTGTAACAGAGAGGCAGAAAAGCTTGTTACCGTTTCCATGTAGTCATTTGCGGACAGCCCCGCCGTTTTGTAAGCATTTGCAGCATATTCTTGTACTTTTGCAGAGGATTCCCCAAAAAGCGTGTCAACTCCGCCAACAAGTTGCTCATAATCAGCATAAGCCGTAACCACATCTTTACCGAGCTTAATAGCAGCGGCGCCTGCAGCGACGGCAGCGGCTCCTATGGCGACAGCAGCTCCTTTAACAATAGACCCAAGCTTAGACCAACCGGAACCGCCTTTTTCGGCATCGTCACCGCTGTTTTTAGCTTTTTTTCCGGCTTTTTCAACTTCTTTTCCGGCATCGTCAGATTCTTTCCCGAAGTCGTCCATTTCTTTTTGCGTATCGCGCAACGATTTTTCAGTTTTATATAATTCTGCTTCCGCTTTGTTTAGCGATATTTGCCAATCCTTAACCTTTTTTTGCATGGAATCATATGCTTCTTGCGCTTTTTTTACTTCCTCGGAACCTTCACCGTGCTTTTTAGTTACTTCTTCTAAATTTTCTTTGCACTTATCAAGCGTTTCATTAGCATTGTTATATGCTTTTTTTAATGTTTCAATTTTTTGTGTTTGCGTTACAATTTGCCTGTTATATACATTAGACTGTGCCGTAAGTGATTCCATTGATTTATCGTTTCCGTCAAATTGAGCAGTAACTTTTTTCATTTCAGAGCCCAAAATAGACAGGTCTTTATTTATATTGCTGACAGCTTGCTTAAATTCTTTTTCACCATCAAGCGCAATACCGGCTCCGATTTTTTTATTTGCCATAAACGCCCTCCTTTTCTTAGAATGGTATTAAATCATCAATTGTGTTTGTTTTCTGTGATTTATATCCGTGAAATTCTTTATAATCGTTATAAAGTATCATTAATTTTCTTAATGTCATTTTCCAGATCTCACGTTCTGAATAATTTAATACAGTCTTTCCAATAACAAGAAGCCGAGCAACATTTACTTTGTCTGCTGCTCGGTCAATTCGTTTGGGATTTCACTGTCAATAAAATCATCTTGTTCTTCGCTTTTCGGAGAGCCATCAGTAAAACATCCGTACACGGATTTAATAAAATCACTCATGTTTGAAGAATTAATATATCTGCCAATGTATCTTTCGTTTACATGTGGAATATTTGCCCCTGCATCGTTTTTAATATCAATATCCTCGTTGATCAAAACGGTTATTAAATACCGTAAATTTCTTATACTGTGGCGTTCGTCACTCATAACGGACGACAAATCAGATATCGGAATATCAAAATGATCTTGGATGTCATCAATTGCATTGATTGTGAAACGCATTCCATACTCTTGACCATTAATTGTAATCGTGTTGCTTTTGGTATTTAAATCACTCATAAGAATCCTCCTAAAATAAAAAGGGGCGAGATAACCCGCCCCAATATCAATTTGTTGTTAGCCTGCTGCGGATATTCCAACCTTGCCATCCAAATAGGTCTTTGCAGCAGATTCGGTTGCGAACTCTTGAACTTCAATAAATTCGTCTGTATCATCCACCATAATATCCGCTTCCAATTCCGTATTTTTATATGCGGTTGTTTCTCCTTTGGTTTCCATTTCATCTTTCGGCTCTGAAAATTTCACCTTACTATAAAAAATAGCAACATACTTATTATCAGAGCGTTTTGCATAAAATCCAAATCCGACATAAGGCGCTGTATCTGTTGATTTCCCGGTAAACCCGACAGCAGATTCTGCCAGAGCAGTATGCCCTAGCAATGTGGCTCTGTCCTCCAAAGACAATCCATAAATTTCAGCGGTCAGTTTTCCGCTTTTAAAACTGGTGTCAGATTCCACCATCCCATCATCTGCATACAGTTTTACATCATTTTTTTCATAGGTTGCTGATACTTTTACAGCTTTCCCAAGTACCTTACCGCTAGTATGGGATACTGTACCGCTAGTGCACGAGTATGTACCATAAACAGGGTATTTGCATCCAATTCCTGCTCCTGCCATTTTATCAAATCCTTTCTAATCGTTTATTTCTCCGTTAATCGAACACTCAATAACAATGTGGTTGTATTTTGTATCCGATTCATAAAACTCTTGTGTATTTAAAATAGAAAAACCACTAGAACGTAATAAACGCCTAATGGTCTTTTTATACTGTTGTGGGTTCTTTCGTGTAAACAAGTGTACTTGTATTTCTGTTTGGTCAAATATTTCCGCATCGTCAGCATGAAATATTGGTCTTTCATCTGCGTAATTAAATATAATATATTCCTCCGCTGTACCATCATAATGATTCGGAGATATAGGCTTATTCATTGGAGATAATGCGTTAATAACAATTTGGTTTACGTTCACTTGTCCACCTCCCTATTAAACACTTCCTGCATTTTGTTTAAAACTTGGCTTTCTGTGGAATTTATTACCTTTGAAATGAATGGTCTGGCGGGTTGCCCTTTTGATGTGCCATATTCTAAGAAAATAGCTTTTTCCATATTTCTTGTTTTGTCCCTAACACCGCCATCCACTTTTTCACTTCCAGCAAGTTTTCCGTTTTTTCTCAATACTTTTCCGTGCTTTCCTTTTCTTAAATATCCATTTTGTTTTTTAGAATATCCAGTTGGCGCAACCAATCCAAAATATTTGCCATATTTATTTTTTGTTTTCCCTGCTTTGGTTATTTTAATAGAATCGACTAATTCGCCAGTATCAGAATGACTTGATAGTACGGATTTAAATTTTGCTTGTATTATTGGAAGTGATTCTTGAATCATCATCGGGGCAATTCTTTCAACATCAGCAAGATTGCCAAGTTGTTTCACAAAATCGTCTGATATATCAAATGTAAATTTACCCATTTGTCACACCACCAACCGCCCTAAATATAAGTGATTGATTTCGAAATTCAAAATTATCAATCGAAACAATGTCATATATCTTTTGATGAAACAAAATTCTGTAATTCAAAGTATCAACAACATTTAATGAGTCAGAATACCTAACCGAGAAAGTTATTATATCCTCGTTTTTTTCAGACATATTTGTAAAAAATTCTTTGTTGCTTACTCCGTTAGCCTTACACCATAATGTTTTAAAATCATTCCATGTGGTTGTTTCGTAACCATCATTATCTGTTGTATTTATCTTTTGCTGAATCGTGATTTTTTGATTAAACGTCATACAATCACCTACCCGATGTTATTTCTGGAATACAGTGATAAAATGGTACTAACACATGGATTTAACGTATCACGATTAACCGTATAATCTCGATTAAACGACATTTCGTTAATCAAAACACAGTAAGCAAGTGTCAAATCCTCATGCGTATCAATTTCATCTGTTGTCAATCCGGTATATCCTAAAATAAACGCCTTAGCAGATGCTTTGTAAATATCCAATATAGTAACATCGTCAGACATGCCACAATATTCTTTAATCTGATTGTCTGTTATTTCGCTTATTTTCAACGGATTTCACCGCCTTTTTTGTTTCTACTGGAACAACATAGCCGATTTTTAAAAGGTTGGAGAGTGCGTCACATTCGGCGCACTCCATAACCTCATTCTCGCCCATTGAAATAGTTCCGGCAAAACTAACTGTTGCTTTTACTTTCATAGGCTGTCACCAATTAGGAAGCAGCTTGTACAAGCACAGCAAGCTTACCGTTGTCGGTAACTTTACTGTCAACTTCGCACCAAGAAACAACACCGATTGCGTGTTGAGTAGCATATTTTTCACGCAACACTTTAATAGCGATGTTTTCACGGAAGTTGATAGACAATCCGGAATAATCACCATAAAGCACGGTTTTAGCACCAGCTGCCAAGGTAGGCATATTGTCGGAAATGTATACCGGCTTGCCTAGCAGTCTATAAGGAAATTCTCCTGTCAGATCGTCTTGCAAAATATACTTGTTGTCTACTTTTAGTTTTCTGATTGCGGTCAAAGTAGCCGGATTCATTGTCCAGCAAGCATTACCCTGATATGCCTGTTTTACTTTAGCTTGCAACTCAATTAACTCATCGACAGTGATTGCAGTAGTTCCGGCAGCGGTTAATGTAGTAGTAGTGTTGAGCGCTCCCTGACATGCAGAAGATCCAGAGCCTTTCAAAAATTCGCCCTCTAAAAACACTGCAATTTCTTCTGCCATCTGATTAACAATAAAATCAACAACACTGAAAGAACCGTTATTCTCAACAGATTCACCGATCAATGTCAACGCTCCAACCAGATAGCCTCCAAGATCAACAGACGTAAATTTTCCGGCATCTGC